AAGCGCCGACAATCGGAGACGGGACAAAGATGATTCTGGGTTCTTTAAGCTTGGCTGCTGCGTACATACCCTTAACGGCTTTACGCATAGCCTCGCGGTCCTCATCATTCATCGGCTTTGTGCTCATGCCGTTTGCGATCCACTTGTCCGCGTGGGGCTTCAAAAGTGCCCTATGTTCTTCTGTTAACGTATATTTTTTCTTACTCATGTTTCATACTCCTTATTCCGTTTCTCATTCAGTTATCCCAAAATCCTCATCGCCATCTCGCCCATGAACATCACGGCTCCGCTGGCTAGAGCTATGCTGATGACGATAACTGAGTACTCTACAATTTGTTGAGGCGTGATCAGCGGTCTATTTCTTCTCATAAGTCCTTTTATAAGTGTGATCCCGAACGGCAACGGCCTGTGCCTTGTTTCTCCAGATGCCCTGGGCCTTGATAAATCGAAGGATAGGGCTGTGCTTGATCTTTAGATGAATCCCAATGCGGTCAATCCCCCAGCCTAACTCGTAGAGCCGTAGGATCTCGGGGAAGTCTGATTCATCAAGCTTTCTTTTCAGCGAGGTATTCTCGGAGTTTCTCAAGCAACTCGTCTCCCTGCTTAGATTTCTCTTGTGACGTCAGCCACGAGCCGTAGCTGCGCGCTTCTTCTTTGCCAAGCTCTGGAATGGTCTTGCCCTTGTGTTTGCCAAAAGGAATTGTGTAAACGCCCGCTTTGTTGCCCGGTTTAGAGGCTTCATTGCCGTCATCGTCGTCCGATCCGATTCCAGCAATGCCTTGAGCTGAGTAACGGCGTTGGTAGGTAATCGCGGAGCCGAGTCCTTGCATGTCGTTCTTTGTGAGAATGATCGGAGCCTCGGTTTGAATAAACTCGCCAGACTCGTGGGTGAGAATATTCGAGAGAACGAAGCCGCCGTCTTCGGTGCGGTCTGGACACTGGAAAAGGGCTAAGCCGTGCTTAGCAAAGACGGGCTTGATCGTTTCAAGCACGCTTTCTAGTGATGCGTAGTTGTTTCTAAAGTGCGGGTTTTGGCTGTCAAACTTTGCATTTTTAAGCTCAGCTTGCGCCTTAGCCAGGGCCGTAAAGATGGCCGCCGTAGTGGGTGATGATTTCATGATTGCCTCCAACAAGATCTGTCTAACTAATATTAATGTGCTGTGTAAACTACTTTTTGGGACGGGTGCGCAGAAGACTCTCACCCTGCACTAAGGATGCGCCTGGGATACTTTCCTGAGCCAGAGCTTTCTTTAAAGCGGGCTTGTCAATCGACGGGGTTAGGACGCGGAAACGGTCGGGAATCAGTGACTCATCGGTAATCCGCAGGGCTGGCGGGCTTTTCTTAACTCCAAACGCCACGGTTTCGCCCTCAAGCCGTTTATCTTGCGTCTGTTGAACAACCGAGTAGACGAATGATCTAAGTCTCTCATGAGCCCTTTTGAGCGATTGGGCAGCGTTATAGAGCTTATCGGCCTGTTCGGTGTAGAAAGCCGCGTCAGCGTCCAGTTTATCGAGCACCCAGGCGACGTGATCGACCTTAGCGACAAGAGCGCGTTGGACTTCTTCTAGGGCTGTCTCGTCGGCAATCTCGCCTTGAGCGTTTTCGATCTGCTCTAGGAATTGGTTATAGGCTTGGTTAAGTAATGCTAAATTCATTTTAAAGCTCTCCTAACTGAATCAAAAAAGATTGAGGCCACTTTGGTTCTAAAGTTCTTTGGGTCTAGCTGCTGATAGGCCCTAAGCATTTCAAGGCTTGGCATTGTTTCACCACGCTCAGCGTTTGAAACGTATTGAGCCGATCCAAGCCCCATTTCGTTGGCAATGTCTCGTTGTGTACAGCGTTTCTTTCGGGTTGTGCGTAGAAGCTCTGCCAGTTCTTCTCTAGCTTTGTCGTCTAGGGTCATATTAGTTGCACACCGTTCTAAAGCCACCAAAGCCGTTCGGTGAAGTCGTGCAGACTTGTTGGCGTTGTGGCTGCTGATAACCGTAACGTGCATTTTGCTGCATACCTTTGCCGAGAGCTTGGCCCATGTGAGCCATACCTGCGCAGCCTGAGAGAGAAGAAAGGGTTAAGAGTAAAAATAAATATTTCATAGATACTCCTTAGCGTGCAAAATGTTGAGCGTTTTTGGTTATGTATTCTTTAGCGGAGGCAATGATCCTGGGCTCTATGACTGGGGTTGCGTATCCCTCATGATCGGAAGTATACGCGAGCACTTCAATCTCCCAGACGTTTACCTTGTTGCCTAACTCAGCGACGGGCCATGAGGTTTCAAGATCGCCTGAGCGAGAATGAACCACGTTAATCTCAGCCTTGGCTAAAAGATAATATTCAACGCCCTGGTGCTCCCAGGACTCATCGACCTTGAAATCTTTGTAGTCCATTACCCCCTCACTTTCTTGAGGAGGTCTTCGAGGGCTGCGATATAATCTATGTCGCGCTCTTGACTAAGCTTGTCTTTGCTAGTGGCTTCTGCGAGTGCTTCGCGGATCATGATTCGAAGTATAGCGGCTTGTTCTGCGTTTATTTTAATGCTTATCATGATTTCAATATAACTAGAAACAGTTTACTAAGCAAATTAAGATTGTGTTAAGAATCTAGTAATGGGGATCATCTCGGTAGGGCAAACGGTTGACTTTCTTGGCCTCTACCGCTTCCAAGCACCTAGCAAGTAATAATTTATTTTGTGGCCGCCAGCCTATGCACCAGCCCTGCCGTGCCGAAGCAATTGACCCATCGCTCATTGTCGAGGTCAAGATCCTCATAGCCTCTCCGTTCTCGCAGTAAGTGCAGTGAAAGGGGGCAAGCCTAGAGCTATCAGCTGGGGACATGGCAACAATCCCGAAGCCGTCGCACCATTGGCAGTCGTCCTCGATGATCTGCGGCTTAGCTTCTGATATTTTTTTGAAGCCCAGCCGCTCGGACAGCTTTGTAATTTCGGCAACCGAAGGGAAGTTATCCATCGTTTCGACAGCAACCTTAAGGCATTGTTTAGTTTGCTCTTCGGTAAAGTGTTTCTCAAAGAAAATCGCTGCTTGTGATAGGTATTCCGTCCGAGGTTTTATGCGGAAGTTTTCCGCTGCCATCATGACGATCCCGCGATGATTCGTAGGTGTGCTGTATTCCACGATCTAGTTCCTCCAACTGAACTGCTTTCTTGATGTCTACCGCCTCTACTGCCCGACCTTTGGCGATCTTGTCAACGAGAATCCTGTGGGACTTAGACCAGGCATCGAGCTGCACATATTGGGCTACGAGAATCCCAAATGGGTGGCCCTGCTTTGTTACCCAAGGGTCGTTCCATTTCGGGTACAGGCGGCAAAGCTCCTTGGCCGTTTCAACGCTGACGCTTTTGAGCCAGGCCTTAGCTTGGCCGTTTTCTTTCACGCCCCAACCTGGGTAGCTTCTTCCGAACTCCTTTTCGAAACTTTCTAAAAACGAAGTACGGATTTCTGAAATTGGAGACGGCCCGACAGCCGGAGGCTTGTCGGCGAGCCTTCGCGCGGGTGCACTAGATCCATTCCCTTCCATTCCCTTCCATTCCCTTCCATTCCCTTCCAATCCTACGGCGAGCCCTCGCGAGGATTCGTCGAATTGTCGTCGAATTGTCGTCGAATTGTCGTCAAACTGGGGAAGTTTTGAGGGGCTTGCGCGGTCAATCTTCTGATGTTCCGCCCACTTAGGTATTTTGATGTAATTATCACCTTCGGCGCTTTGATACCGAATGATGGCTTTTGCGTCGGCAAGCTCAGAAAGCCAGCCGTCCATCTGCTCTTGGGTCACATCATCGTAAGGGAAGAGGCTTCGACGAAGCATCGCGACGTTTCCACGAGATGTCCCCGAGTCATCGACGAGTGTAAATAAAAGCAGAAAAGTTAAGCGTGCATCACGGCTTACTTTGCCCATAGTTTCGGATTGTGGAAATTCAGGTTTAATTGTTCTAATTCGTCCCAATATGCCCCCTTGCAAAGCTTGACATGATGGGGATTCCGTTAGAATCTAGCGCCATCAGTGCTGCAACTCTGATATAAAGCCCGTCTTTGCAGTTTGTCCAGACTGCTTAGGCGGGTTTTTGCTTTTTATCCTGGTTGCATAAAATACTGGGGTTCATTAAAACAAGGCTAGATGAAAATTCATTGCCTTTACGATTGTTTGGTGCCCGTCGCAGACTTGACCCCTCATCCCCGTAACGCTAACCAACACCCGGACGAACAAATTAGACGTTTAGCCGACATCCTCGATTATCAAGGCTGGCGATATCCGATTAAAGTTTCTAAGCGTTCCGGTTTTATCACGAGCGGTCACGGCAGATTAATGGCAGCTAAGCTTTTAGGGCTCAAAGAAGTCCCCGTTAATTACCAAGATTATGAATCGGACGACCAAGAGGGCGCGGATCTCCATGCGGACAACGCAATTGCAAGCTGGGCCGAGATTGATCTTAGTTTTATCAACCAGGACATGGAGAACTTCGGACCTGAGTTCGACATTCATATGCTTGGAATTAAAAACTTCGCGCTAGATGTTTCTGATTTTGAGGAGCCGAAGCCCAAAGAAGATCCGGGCCAAAAGGCCGTAGACCTAAAGACTTGCCCAAACTGCGGTGTAACAATCAGTGGCTAACTATGGCTTACCTTACCAGGGATCAAAGGATAAGCTCGTCGACAAGCTAAACGCAATTATCCCCACTGCTGAAAACTTTTATGATCTGTTCGGTGGTGGGTTTTCTGTCTCGCATTACATGACTCTTCACCGAAAGTGCAATGTCCACTACAACGAAATTGAGTCAAGCACTGTGCAGCTTGTGCTCGACGCAATCGCGGGAAAATATAGCTACGATAATTTTAAGCCTGAGTGGATTAGCCGAGAAATGTTTGACGCTCGTAAAGCAACATGCGCCTACACGCGTATTGTTTGGAGCTTTGGCAACAATCAGAAGGGCTACATCTTTGGGAAAGATATTGAGCAGGATAAGCGTGCGCTTCATATGGCGGTTGTGTTCGATGAGTGGAGCGAACGCGCCGTCAAGATTCTAGGTGTTAGTAAGCTACCTGACATTAGTATCCGAGGGCGACGGCTCGCATGTCGAACCATAGTGCGCACACGGGGAGATCGTTTGGATCTACAGCAGCTACAGCAGCTACAGCAGCTAGAGCAGCTAGAGCGGCTAGAGCGGCTAGAGCGGCTAGAGCGGCTAGAGCGGCTAGAGCGGCTTACAACAAGCTCCCTAAGCTACGACGAAGTTGCGATCAAACCGAATTCAGTCGTGTATTGCGACCCTCCCTACAAGGGCACCGCTGGCTACACTCGGAGCTTCGATCACGATAGGTTTTGGGAATGGGTGCGTGAATGCCCTCACCCAGTTTACGTTTCTGAGTATACGGCTCCGCCAGACATAAAAACTGTGGCGGCCTTTAGGCATAAGAAGACCAACTCACAAACTACAACCGATAGCGTTGAAAAGTTATTCTGGAATGGAGTAAAATAGCGGGGCCTCTCGACCCCGCATAGGATTGTGGGCTTTGTCAGCCCGCGCATAGAGCGCACTCGCTAAAGATTATCCAAAGACGCTCTTGCGATTTATGGGCCAAATGCTTAGGGTAGAAGCACCCCAAGTTTCGACCTCCAACCGTTGCTTACATGGGTCTAAACTCTGAGAGACTAAGGCTTAAAACGCTGGACATCTCTCAGGGTTTTGTTTTATCTAGAATCCGTTGGAGGGGTTATCGCTAAATACGCTTCAGAAGATTTGGTCTGCACTGTCATGGGTTCTAACGGTGCCGAGTATCATCACATTAAAACTCGTGGAGCTGGCGGCACAGACGACCCTCAAAACATGATCCCCCTGTGCTCGGCCCTTCACCGTATGGCTCACTCAAAAGGTATGAATTACATGGCTGAGAAGTTTCCCGCTATTCGATCATGGCTCATTGCTAATTCTTGGAGCTTCTGCCCCGTACTTCTCAAATGGGTGCACAACAAATGATCTTAGATCTTCCAGAGTACATCCATTGCAAAGTACACCAATCAGTCCTAACCGATGGGGCTCTAAACGGCTGGGAGGATTGCTACATCTTTGCCGTGACATGTATCCCAAACAGGACGCCGCTCTTTACCTGTCACACGGATTCTGGAGCTGTATTCTCTCGTTTGCCTTTGTGGGCCTTTCGGTGGAAAAACTTTGAGCCTGATCTTTCTATGGATGACATTGGAAACATCAAGCTTGTGCCATGGTCCTGTATTGGGAACAAAGCTCAAGCCGTTAAGCACGCTTATTTAAAAGATTACGATGTAACGGTGAGGCTTGGAAATGTCTACACTGGGGGCCGCTATCTGATGACAATTGACTATTTCGACGGCAACTATTCAGAAGATCCTGAACAGCATAAGACTCACAACATCATTGCTCTTATCAACGGATCTTTTGCAGCCGTCCCGAACAATGCTTGTCTTTTTAATGATTCGCATTTCACAACGAAAACAGAGACACGCCACTACAAGCGCAACTCAGTTTATTGGGCATCTGAAGGTTAAATAATACGGAGCAATTTTACTTCGTTAGAGTTATATATTAACGTCTAATAACATGGCGTTTAGTGCGAATGATCCCAAGCCAGGTCCAGGTAGGCCTAAAGGCTCTGTTAATCAACGCACGCTTATTCTAAGGGACATTTTAGACCGTCATCACGTCGACCCTGCTGAGCAAATGCTTGCCTGTATCGCTAAGGTAACAAACCCTAGGGATAGGGCTGAGCTATGGGCCAAGCTATTGCCGTTCTACTATCCAAAGCTCAACGCACTTACTGTCGAGATGAAATCTCCCGAGGCTCTTGTAATTGATTCCATGTCGATAGAAGATCTCAAGATCAAAGCTCTAGAAATAATTGAGGGAAACAATGAAGCAGACGAAATCAAACCCCGTAACGATCCACAAGCCAAAGAAGCCAAAGGCGAGTCCACCTAAAGCCGTCCCAACTGAAGAACTTTGTCCCGTTCTTGTAGATGTAAACCTAGAGACGAAAACTCTTACCTACTCTTCGATGGCCGAAAACGAGCGGAAAGCCTTTATCTCGTCTAATGGACGTGAACCGTGAGCCCTGAGCAAATGGTTGCCAATGAGCAAGAAGCTAACATTGAACTCCAACACAAATGGAACGTTCTCGCTAAGGAACTAGGCGAAGCCTACCTGCAGCTAGATCTCGTTCTCGCGCACATTGCTAAGATCAAGAAGCAACTAGGTGAGCTGAGTGACGCTCAGTGATCCTGAGTTCCTCGCGCTAGTCGTGGGGCTACTATGGGGCTTTATACTGGGGCAAGCATGGAAATAAAGTTTCGTGATCACACAGAAGCAGACTTAGCTTTTATCTACAGCTCGTGGATTAAGAGCTTCAGGGAAATCAATATCAAGAAGATTAGAGAAGGCGATGAGGTCAAGGAATACAAAACAGGCTGCGCTCTCTGGGACATCGACGTGTACTTCAAGCGTCAACGCCAGATCATTGACAGAGTTATCCCAGTTTCCTTTGTTTCCATTGCGTGCAGTCCAGAAGACGCAGGGCAGATCATCGGCTTTATCGTCTACCGGGATTATTCCCCAGAAATCCGAATCGTTTCCTATGTCTACGTTAAGCATAACTTCAGAAAACTGGGCATTGCACGCCGCCTCTATGAGCAACTCGGCCCTTGTCGCGTCGCTACGCATGGCGGCGTCTCTACCCGCAAACTCATACAAAAAGCAGAACTCGTATACGATCCGTTCTTTGACTACGAAGGAGCATAAACTAATGAAGATTGAAGCACTATTCCTAGGGTCCCCCGTTAAAATCGCTAACCGTGAGCTTGTGAGCATCTACGCCCACGGCCCCGCAGGTTGTGACATGACTTTCGAAGCTGGCATTGTGACCATTCGCCATAAGAAAGAAGCTCCCGTCTGCGTGTTCTCAACTAACATTAAGTCATTCAGGCCCTTGATCGAGGAACCGAAGAAGGCAAAGAATGCCTCAAAACCTGAGTGATGAGGTCTACCTTCGCGCTCTGCTTTTAAAACAATACTCAGCCAAGCGCGTAGATTATCTTTCACAGCTATTCCCTAAGCAACGTTCTTTCGTAGTTGACCCCTCAACGCGCAAGACGGCCCTGTGTACGCGTCGGGCTGGCAAGTCTGAAGCTGCGGGTAGGATCTTAGGCATCGCCGCCCAGGCTAAGCCTGGCGAGATTGCGCTTTATATCTCTCTGACCCGTGACTCAGCTAAGCGGATCATGTGGCCCGTCCTGTCGAGGTTGAACCGTGAGAACGGTCTTGGTTGGGAGATGGCGGAGAGTTCCCTGTCGATCAAGACTCCTGAGGGCTCAACAATCCTTCTCGTTGGTGCTGACGCTATCAACTTCATGGACCGCTTGCGTGGTGCCAAGTATTCGGTCGTGGTTATCGACGAGGGTCAAAGCTTTGGCTCTCACTTGCAAACGCTTGTCGAAGACGTGCTAGAGCCCGCCTGTCTAGATTTACAAGCAACTATCTACATCCTGGGAACGCCTGGACCTATCCCTAACGGGTTCTTCTACGACGCTACAAACGGCAAGCATGGCTATTCAGTCCACAAGTGGTCAGTGCTCGATAACCCGTTCATGCCGCACGCTAAGGGCTTTATTGAGCAAATGCTTAAGGCTCGGGGCTGGACCACAAATAATCCTACCTTCCGGCGTGAATGGCTGGGCGAGTGGGTCATTGACCTTGATGCTCTTGTGTATAGATTCCGTAGAGAGCGCAATATCTACAGCGAGATCCCGTCGGGCGTTACGATTAGCCGCGTGCTCGGTATCGACTACGGCTGGAACGACAAGACGGCGTTCGGTATCGTGAGCTACTCGGACGAGCTGCCAGACATATGGATTGAGCACAGTGAGAGTCACGCGGAGATGATCCCAAGTGACATTGCTATAAGGATTCAGCGTCTCGTGTCGCTCTATCACCCTTCCATCATCGTGGCGGATACTGGCGGATTAGGTAAATCCATCACCGAAGAGATGATTAGGCGCTACGGCATCCCAATCAAAGCAGCTCAAAAAACTGAGAAAATGACCAACATCCATCTCATGAACGGTGATTTTATCGACGGGCATCTCAAGGTGCACGCTTCCCTAGGTGAGCTAATGGGTCAGTATGAAACGCTAGTGAAAGACGACAAAGGGAATGAGCAGGCGGGGCTATCTAACGACGAGTGCGATTGTAACCTTTACGCGTACCGAGAAGCCAAGGCCTACGCTCACACGCGAGTAATTAAAAAGAGCCCAGCAGAGCTGATTGCTGAAGAAGAAGATAAAATGGAACGCGAGTTAATCGAGAAACATGAACAAAATAAGAAAGAATGGTGGGAATTATGACGGGAATCCTAAAGAAAACAGAACAAAACGCACTTAAAAGCCTTATAAAAATGCTCCAAGATAATGGGATCACCCAGTTTTCTTATGGAGATTTATCGCTTACACTGAACAAGCTTCCTACTAAAGCCGTCAGAGATATTACCGAAGCGCCCCAGAAGTCTAAAGAACAAATGGAGCAGGAGTTGCTCTATTACTCGGCGAGGTAATACATGAAAACAGTCTTAAACCCTGTCAAAGTTCTGTCTGCGCAAAGCTTGGCGGCAACCGTCACTAAGGATCTGCCAGAACTCTTTGCTTATTACGGACTAGCGATTCAGTTGAATTTCTCGGCAGCCAACACGCTTGTAGGTTCTTTGAAGATGCAAGTCTCTGTCGATGGCGAGAACTTTGTTGATTATGCGTCGTTTACGCCTATCACGGTCTTCTCAGCTAACTCTATCTTCTTCCTTGATAACAAGATGTTTCCGTTCAAAGCCTCGCGTCTCGTCTACACCGCGACAAGCGGCGCAGGAACGGTCGATGTCTGGATTGATGGAGTGCGTATATGAGTGCTTGGTGGACGATCCAGGGAGATTGTCACCAGGAACTCACTAAGCTTGTAGATCAGATCTACATGAATCAGGAGTACCAGCGGCGCCAGAACCTAATGCACGCTCGTCTCTACGGAAACCTAGAGATCTTGGGGCTCACAACTGCAACTTATTCGCGTCCTGTTCTCTCGCTCAACCAAGGTCGAGTAACTTGGAACGTTATCGAGTCCTGCATTGATACGGCAGCGGCTAAGATCGCTAAGAGCCGTCCACGCCCTACGTTTCTCACGTCTGGTGGGGATTGGGGCCTTCAGCAACAAGCTAAGAAGCTTGAAAAGGTTGTCGCTGGGCAATTCTACGGCTCAGAAACATACGAAGAGACGGCAAAAGCGTTCGTTGATGCCGCTGTTCTTGGTTCCGGCATCGTTAAAGTGTTCTCTAAAGACGAGGAAGTGATCAATGAGCGCGTGCTTGTTGAGGAATTCCTTGTTGATGACGCTGAATCGCTCTACGGCAAGCCTCGCAACCTTTACCAGCGCAAGCCCGTGGCCCGTGAAGCTCTTATGCTTCAATTCCCTGAGCATGAAATTGCTATTAGTGCGCTAAAGTCTATCCAATCAGAAGACGGCTACACCCTTGGGCAGCCTCTTTGCGACATGGTATGGGTCATTGAAGCATGGCATTTGAAGTCGTCTAAGGACGCTAAAGACGGTCGCCACGCTATCGCTATTGTTGGCGCAACGCTTGTTAATGAGCAGTGGGACCGCGCTCGTTTCCCTATTGCTAAGCTCCCATACAAGCCACGCCAAGTCGGCTGGTATGATAAGGGCATTGCAGAGATTCTTGTAGGCATCCAAGTTCAGATTAACAAGATGCTTCAAGACATCACACGCTCGGACTATCTGAACAGCGCCCCAGCATGGCTTGTTGAAAACGGGTCTAAGATCGTTTCTGCTCATATTAACAACGACATCGGACACGTAATTAAATACACGGGCATCCCGCCTGAGCTTCGTACCTGGGCAACGCATAACCCACAAAAGGCTGAGCAACTCGAAGCCCTCTATAATAAAGCGTATGAGCTAACGGGCGTTAGCCAGCTCTCGGCAAACTCTCAGAAGCCAGCCGGACTCGATAGCGGCAAAGCTCTGCGTGAGTACAATGATATTGAGTCTGAGAGGTTTATTCAGGTCGGCCAGCGTTGGGAAAAGTTCCACATGGATATTGCTAAGCTCAACATTGAAGAGTCCAAGGCAATCTACGCGACCAAGAAGAACCTTTCGTTTAAGGCCCGCACAAAGAAGTTTGTCGAGGACGTTAAATGGTCCGAGGTTGACCTTAACGAAGAGAAGTACGTCATGCAGATCTTCCCAACCTCAAGCCTTCCGAACACGCCAGCAGGGCGCCTAGCCTATGTGCAGGAGCTTATGACCGCAGGGCTTATTGACCCTGATACAGGGATTGAGCTTCTAGACTTCCCTGACCTTGAGCAGAACAACAATCTACGCTTTGCCGCACGAAATGTTGCACGTGAAACAGTCCAAATGATCATGGATGACAATAAGTTTAGACCGCCTGAGCCGTTTGACGATCTTGAGTTCCTTAAGACCTACGCTCAAATGTCTTACAACTACGCCCGCATTCATGGAGCGCCCGAAGAGACTCTAGAGCTTCTACGCCGCCTTATTGAGCAATGCGTGCAACTACAAGCCGCAGCACAGCCTAACGCCCCAGCCCCTCAAGGTGCCGTGATGCCCCCGACTCCTCCCGACGCAGGAGTAGGCGCACCGCCGCCCCTTCCGACCGCCGAACTTATGCAAGCCGTATAAAACTAAAAGGAGATACGAATGGAAGTTACTGAAACCGCACCCGTTGAAGAGTCTATGGAGTCATTGCTAACAAAGCTAGAAGCTCCCCAACCCGAAGCAGAAGCTCCCAAGCCTGAAGCTGTTAAGGAACCCGAGGTAGCTAAAGAACCGCCCAAAGATCCGCTAGGCTCTAAGTTCCTTGAACTAGCTCGTAAAGAACGCGCTCACCAACTTGCTGTTGAATCATTCCGTAAGGAGTCCGATGGGTTCAAGGCGTTCCAAAACGCTAAGCTTAACGCACAATCTAACCCCCTTGCTGTCTTTGATTCCCTAGGTCTGGACATTGAAAAGGTCTATGACGTTCTCACTAACCACATCCTTGATGGAAAGAACCCAGCTAACGCTAAGTTCCGTGAGCTTGAATCAAGTCTTCAGAAACTCCAACGCGAGAAAGAAGAAGAAACCAAGAAAGCTCAGGCTCTCGCTGCTCAAGCAGCCCAATCCCAAGCCCGTCAAAAGGTTAAAGATGATGTCGTTGCCCTTGGTGACGAGTGCGAGCTAATCAACATTTATGGCCGCCATGATCTTGTATGTGACGAAATTATCCGGCACTATAAAGAGACTAACGAAGAAATCAGTATCAAAGCAGCAGCCGAGAAGATCGAAAAACTACTAGAAGCTGAACTCCGTAAAGCCGAACAATCCAAGAAGTTCAAATCCCTACATAAGAGCCCGACACCTACGCTTGAACTCTCTCAACCGAAAACACTTTCAAATTCTGCGTCTAACGGCACGACTCGCCCACCGGAGGAGATCCCTCCGGATCAAGAGATGGCGTATCTAGCCAAGATGCTTCAACAATAGGAGCCCTAAATGGCACTCAATTTAACTAACTTTGCACCAATTCTCAAAACCCTCTACAAGCCCAGTAAGGTCCAGAACCTTGTATACAAGTCGAACCCTCTGTTTGCGTCGCTTCCTAAGCAAACCGACTTCTTCGGTGATAGCCGTAAAGTTCCTTTGATCTACGGTAACCCCCAAGGTCGTTCTGCTACCTTCGCAACTGCTCAAGGTAACAAGGGCAACACTGCTTCTATCGCTTTCAACATCACCCGTAACAAGGATTACCAAATCCTCGGTATCGACGGCGAAACCCTCAAGGCTTCTTCGAACGATGCTGGCGCTTTCCTTGCTGCTCGTAAGACTGAAATCGACGGCGGCTTCAAGAATATCACCAACGCTATTGACGTTGACTTGTTCGGTAACGGTTCCGGTGTTCGTGGTCGCCTCGCGGCTGCTCAGAACGTCGCTTTGAGCGTTGTCACTTTGTCGGAAGTCTCTGACATCGTGAAATTCGAAGTCGGTATGCAGCTCCAAGCTTCCACAGCAAACGGTGGCGGTTCTGTTAAAGCTGGCTCGATGTTCATTATCAGCATCGACCGCACCGCAGGGACTTTCGTAGTTTCTTCGACTGCTGGTGGCGCTGCTACTGCTATCTCGACCTGTATCGCTACCGCAGCGGCAAGCGACTACATCTTCGCAGCTGGCGACTACGATCAGAAGATCAAAGGACTCCAGGCTTGGCTTCCTTACGGTGGCCCTTCGGCTACTGCGTTCTTCGGCGTTGACCGCACTGTTGATAGCCAACGTCTCGGCGGCGTTACTGCTGATCTCTCGGCTCTTCCTATCGAAGAAGCTCTGATCGAAGCTGGCGCTCAAATGGGTCGCGTAGGCGCTCAAGTTGACCGCGTGTGGATGTCTATCGGCAAGATGGCTGACCTTATCAAGTCTCTAGGCTCGAAAGTTCAGTACGTTGATGCTGAGTTCGGCTCGGTTGGCTTCAAAGGCGTTCGTGTACACCTTGATGACTCCGTAGTTGAAGTTTACAGCGAGCGCAACTGTCCTAAAGACAGCATGTTCCTCTTGCAATCTGACACCTGGCTCTTGCACTCGCTTGGCGAAGCACCTGGTATCCTCAACCTCGACACCTTGGAAGCTCTTCGTGAGCCCACCTCGGACGGTATTGAGATCCGTATCGGTTACTACGCTCAGCTCGCGTGCAACGCACCCGGCTGGAACGGTCACTTCAAGATCTAATTAAAACTAGGGGCGGTCTTCTAGGGGGAGGGCCGCCCCGCTTTCCTCCACGCGGGAGCTTAAATCGCGATGCTCTTGAAAGGAGCTACACATGGCTAATCGCTATCTTCAACAATTCTATTTCTCTTTTGTTAAAAAACTTACCGCAGTTAAAGGCTACGTAGACATCGCTGCAGATGCATCAGTATCTGCTAGCTCTGTCGTTGGTGGCGTTGTCACTAAGACGGGCACAGGCGAGTACACGCTGACCCTGACTGACAAATACAACGCAATCGTTAACGCTAACTTGACTCTTCAAGCAGCTACAGCTGTTGACCTTGTTCCTCAAATCGTTAGCCAAGATGTTTCGGGCGCTAAGACTGTTGTCTTTAAGCTTCTCACCGGAGCTACAGCAACAAACCCTGCAGCCGTTTGCCGCGTCTACATTAACTTGGAGATGCGTAACTCTAGCGTGGCGATCTAATGATCCCTGGCATGATGAACGACGACGCTAAGCCCTTGGCAGCAATGCTTGAGGGGCCGTCTGAGGAAAAGAAAGAAGAAAAGGAAGACGAGTTCGATTCGGAAGTAGCTTTTGAAGCTATGGCCGATGATATGATGTCTGCCCTTGAAATGAAAGATGCTCGTGCCTTTAAGAAGGCTCTCTTTGGCTTCATGGAGCTTAAAGAGATGAAACACGAGTCAATGGAAAGCGACGACTAATAAATGGGCCGTTTCCTTAGCGGGAAGCGGCTTTTCATGGGGGTTCAATGGCTTTAGTTACTCTCGAAACGCTAAGGACGCAGGCTAAACAGCGTTCTGACCTTACGAAATCACGCTTTATTGACGATGCCGAATGGAACAACATCATCAATCTTGTCGCAGCGGAGCTTTATGATCTTCTTGTTGCCACTGCCGAGGACTATTACACGATTCCAGGCTCCGTTACTGTGGACGGCAATCAAGACAGCGTGGCTCTCCCTAGCAATCTTTATAAACTTATCGGCGTAGACTATCTCCTGGGCGGTCTTAAGACTCCCATGGATCGTTTCATGTTTCGTGACCGTCTCAGTTATCAGTATCAGGGTTTCCAGACCCTTCGTTATCGTCTTGTGGGCTCTACGCTTTACTTTACTCCACGCCCTCCTGCTCAGACATTTGATCTTTGGCTTGTTCCCAAAATGGAACCACTTGTGAACGACACAGACACCTTTGATGGTGTGAACGGCTTCGAAGAGTACATTATTTTAGGCTCTGCAATAATGGCGCTTATCAAGGAAGAGTCCGATCCTTCGGGACTTATGGCGCTTCAAGCTGCAGTCAAACAGCGCATCATCGATATGGCTCCAAATCGTGATCAAGGTCTTCCTGAACGCGTGACCGACGTAAATACGACTACCAAAACCATGTATAACCTGGGCTTCTACGATGGCATTTAAGTTCAACAAGCTGTTTGTGAAAGACAGCGACTTGAACCGCGTGCAATCTAATGTGGACGCATCGCTAAAGACCATTGAAACGCTTCCATGGATGGGCGGCGTTATTATTGACGGCGTTCTTCTTGTTTCTGGAGTGGATAACCGCGTTGATCATGGCCTAGGTCGTGATCCTACGGGTTTCATTGTTCTCGACAAGCAAGCAACTTGTGACATTTGGCGTTCCACAACCTCAAACAGCCTCGCTAGCTTGACGCTACTTTTACGCTCAAGCGCTAACGTAACTATCAAACTTTGGGTATTCTAGGAGCATTATGCCTGTAACTTTTACAACGCCCCTCATGAACTTGGTATTGCCCACAGTAGGTCCCTCGGGACAGGTAGGGCCAACGTATGCAACTAACCTCAACACAGCTCTTGAGCGCGTTGATGCTCACGATCACACGTCTGGAAACGGTCAGCCCCTAAGTCAGGCGGCCTTCATCATCACCGATTCGTTTGACATGAACTCGTTTGACATTGTTGAGCTTGGAGCTAGCCGCTACACAAGTAAGGTAGCTGTTACGGCTCAGGCGTCTGCGGTTTACGTTGTCGGTGGAGATCTTTACTTCAACAACTCTGCAGGTGTGCCGATTCAGATTACAGCAGGGACAGGCATCAACCTAACTTCTCTAGGAACTATCGGCGGGGATTACTCCACGTCAACAGCTTCGGTTATCTACACAGACTCAACCAAGCTCTTCTTGTTCAAGCAATCTCCTACGCTCACAGCGAACCTTGCGTGTGGTCCTGTGTTTATCTACGAGAACACGGCAGCTTCGAACTACACAAAGCTCCAAAACCCTGCGGGTCTTGGATCAAACCAAACAATTACCTTCTTTAACGGCTTGCCCCTGTCCACGCTTCCAGTAAAGATTTCTTCAACTGGTGTCCTGTCGTCTACGCAAGTCATCACGGCAGACATTGCAGATTCTAACGTCACAACGATTAAAATCGCCGACTCTAATGTAACGACTGCAAAGATTGCCGACTCCAATGTTACGACAACCAAGATTGCAGATAGCAACGTAACAACTGCAAAGATTGCTGATAATGCAGTAACCCCAGCAAAACTTGGTAGGAATGAAGCTGAATCCCTTGGTTCTGGTACGTTCTCAATGACGGGAACAACTTACACACCTGTAACAAACCTTTCAGTTTCGTTCACAACCACTGGGCGCAGACTAAGAATGTGGCTTATGCCGTCTTCTACAAGTTTTGTTTCTTATTGGGGTCTTGAGCGGGCCATAACAGCAGGGGATTTTTCTCCAAGATCAGTAAAAATCCGAGTAAGGCAAGATGGGGCAACGACTGTCGGCGAGCATGAGGCTACTGCAAACTTTGGAAACCCAGAGGGCACAACACAAACAGGAAGTTCCCTTTATAATGTTGGTTTTGTACTAGCAAACGTATCTCCTGCAGCTGGCACATATACATTTAGCGTTGAGGTAGCCGGGGGAGACTCAAACATTAGCGCATTCGTTAGAAACTGTACCTTGCTTGTAGAGGAGCTATAAGGTGCTTCAAAAGCAAAACGTCCCACTAATCTTTGGTCAGGGAGTAGACACCCAAACGGATGAAAAGGTAGTCCCGCTTGGGAAACTTCTTACTCTAGAGAACGGTCGGTTTAAAAGAAACGGCGCTCTCAATAAGAGATTTGGCTACGATGCCTTGCCTCAAGATATTCTAGGCGGCGGGAAGATCGAGTCTCTAAGGACCCACGCTTCATTCCAAGATGAGATTGTTCTCTTTGACGCCAACAAGGTCTATTCGTATTCCGAAGGATCTTCTGCCTGGGTTGATCGTGGTTTCTTTAACTCCGTTTCATTCTCCGCATCTTCGATTATCAGAAACACAGCAATCCAAAAAACTCCCGACGTGGCTTATACGAATGGGATCTCTGTTTATGCATGGGAAGACTCTCGCGGCGGCGTGCGCTGTACGGTCGTTGATCAAACTACTGGGCTTACAATCCTCAATGATCAGTTAGTCGAGGCTAACTCGGCTCGTCCCCGCTGCTCTGCCACAAGCGAGTATCTCTACATCCACTACGTAAACACATCGACAAACATCCTTAAGGTGCGTCGTATTCCTGCAAATAGCCCAACGCTTGAGACGGCTGTCACAGTAGCGGCAAACATCAACACAACAAATGCCAACTACGACATTTGCCGCTATGGAAATAACTTGATTCTTTCGTTCCAAACGACAGGTTCGGTAGTCAATACGTCAATTCTTTCTAATGCCGGAACTATTGGGACAGCTCTTGAGGGTTTCCCAACTCCGATTGATTCTCTAATCTCTGGTTCTGGGGCTATTGCGGTTGTCGCAAGCATTAATGGCGACGCTAACGACGGCATTTATCTGTTTATGCACAACACAACGGATGGGCTGAAGTGCGAGATCTACAACGACGCGCTTTTACTGGCCCATAACTCCCTTATTGATCCTTTAACCTCAGTAGTGAACCAAATCACAGCCATTATTACCGAGGGCTCTACTCGCGTCTGGTACGAAGTAAACGCAGCGTCTACAGGGAACATTCGAATCAAATCCGATGGGATTACTCGTGCTGGCGTTGTTAGCTCTGGTGGCACTGGAATTGAATACATGCGCTCGGTTGGCATCTCTGGGAAAGCTTTTAAAGATGCTGACGGCACCTCGTTCTTGGTTGCTAACCATCAATCCACGCTTCAACCCACGTATTTTACAATCCGAGACGTGAGTACAAGCCGTGGAATGGTTGCTAGTGTTTTCCTGTCTGCAACTTCGGGCGGCGGCACGCAGCTGCGCTCTACCGTTTCAAACATCGTAAGCATTACGGAAGACCGCCATATCTTCCCTGCTCTTATTAAAACTAAGCTTCTGTCTGAATCTGGCACAGTCTTTGGGCAGATTGGCGTTGAGTCTATCGTGTTTAAAACGGACGATAAGTTTCAAACCAAGGTCTTGGGCGAGAATATGCACATAACCGGGGGGCTTCTCTCGATTTATGATGGCCTTTCTGTCGTTGAATCGGGTTTCTTCATGTACCCCGAAGGACTTTCTAACAGTGTTACAGGTGCAGCTGGCTCTATCGAGGCGGGAACTCGTCTTTATGCAGCTGTTTATGAGTGGTCAGACGCTAACGGACAGGTGCACCAATCGGCTCCCTCTATCGGGCTATCGGTCACAAACGTTCTTAATGACCGCAACACGCTTACAATCCCCGCGCTTCGTGTAACTGAAAAGAAGACTGAAGCTTCTCGCTCACCCGTTTCTATCGTGCTCTACCGCACCAAAGCGGCTGGCACCGTGTTTTACCGCGTCTCTTCGATCACAAGCCCCACGCTAAACGACACAACAACCGACACGGTTACAATCCAAGACGGTCTAGCAGATACGGCAATCGGCTCTAACCAGCTGCTCTACACAACGGGCGGCGTTTTGGAGAACATTGTCCCACGCGCTTGCTCTGCTGTTGAGGACTATCGGGGCCGTATTGTGGCTAACGTGCTCGATGACAACACGCTTTCGCAGTACTCGCAGACTTGGACCGTTAACGAGTCGGTGAACTTCTCAGACGCACTTACGTTTAGATCTGCTCAAGACGGCGGCGGTATTACCGCTTATAAGACAATGGATGAGAAGCTCGTTATCTTCAAAGAGAGTCAGATCCAAATTCAAGTAGGCAACGGACCCACAGATATTGGGACGCAGAATGATTTCCAAGTTCCTCAAGCCGTAGTCACTGACGTTGGCTGCCCATTCCCGTTAACTATCGTTACGTTCCCGGGTGGCATTTGCTTTAGGTCACAGAAGGGCATTTATATGCTCTCTCGTGGTCTAGAGTCTGTGTATATCGGCAAGGAAGTTCAGAAATACAACGACCTTATCCCTTCGGGGGCTGTTCTTGTTGCTCAAGATAATGAGATCCGTTTCTATCACCAGAACGGCGTAACGCTTGTTTATAACTATTTGAGCGGTCAGTGGGGTACTGATACCGGGCTAGAATGTGAAAGCTCTTGCCTCTGGAAAGGTAGCCCATCGATTGGCAAATCTAATGGACAAGTCTACGTTGAGAATCGTGAGACTTTTAGGGATGCAGGTGGTGCGGTTAGCATGAAGATCGGCACCTCATGGATTTCTATTGCAGGGCTTCAGGGAGCACAGCGCATCTATCGTGCTTTATTCCTTGGAACGCTTAAGAGTCAGCATCTCTTGAGAATACAAGTAGCCTACGACTTCCAAGACACACCCGCAGAGCAATTTATCTTCGACACTGCTGCAGTCCTTGGATCTGCCTACTACGGATCAGATCCTTATTTTGGGGCGTCAGCGTTTAACGGCGCAAATGATGGGCTCTATCAAATGGAAGTGCTTCCAGAGCTTCAGAAATGCCAATCGGTTAAGTTCCAAATCGACGACGTGAACCCAACCAACGTGGACGGTGAAGGCTTTGTTATGGTTGGTATGCTTGCTGTCGTTGGCGTTAAGGCGGGAACTTTCGGGATGCCGGATTCGAAAAGGATCAGCTCTACATGAGGAACTATCAAGCCTCTGACTATCCGACGATTAGCGGCTGGGCCTATGATCGCGGCGTTGAGATTGCTCCAAATGAATACCTGCCTAAAGTGGGCTTCATTTCAGATACAGCGGTTTGTTTCCTTGTCTCTACCGATACGCCCGTGTGCTTTATCGAGTATCTGATAGCTGCAAAAACGGCGCTACCTGATAACATTGAAGAAGTTATTAACGCTTGCTGTAGGGAAGCTGGGAAACTTGGGTTTAAAGTAATTCGAGCCTATACAGAGATGTCTTCAGTTAGAAATAGGGCGCTCAAAATGGGGTTTTCACTCGTGAGTGAACAAAACAAGATTTTAGAATTAGGGGTGGTTTAAATGGGAAGTTTACTAGGGACAAAGCCTGTAGCAATTGATCAAAAGGCTTATCAAGACCCGAATCTCAATAGGAATAAGAAGCTTATCAACAACCGAATTGGCGGGCTTGATGCCGCTCCGGGGCTTGATACCGCAACCCAAGAACAGTTTCGCCAGGGCCAACAAGGTCTTGTTCAACAACTTCAAGGACAAGTAGCAGGTACGGCTGGCCCCTCGGTTGCAGAAATGCAGCTTCAGCGCGGTCAGGATGCCAACATTCAAGCTCAAATGGCTCAAGCGGCCTCAGCTCGCGGAGCTAATGCGGGTCTTACACAGCGCAATCTGGCGCAGCAGCTCGCTATCAGTGGACAACAAGTAAACGCAGATGCGGGACTTCTTAGAGCACAAGAACAACAGGCAGCTCAAAACTCTCTTGCTCAAGTTCTTAGCGGTGCTCGCGGTCAGGATGTTCAAGTGGCTCAAGCCGACGTCCAGGCTCAACAACAACAGGAACAACTCGTTCAGCAATACCTGCAGATGGGTCTTTCTCTGGATCAAGCGCAGTTCCAGGCTAACCAAGCTCTGGCACAAGCTAAATTCGGAGCGGCTAACGCTGCAAATGAACGTAAATCGGGTCTTGTTGGCGGTCTTATCGGAGGCGCTGCAAGTCTTGCGACTGGTGGGCTTTTTAGTAGCGGGGACAAATAATGCCAATTATCGGTGAAGAACTAGAAATCCCAGTAGGGGGCAAGCAACAAAAGGCTCGCATTAAGCGGCTTGGTGAAGACGGTACAGCCGAGTTTGATCTTCTTGATAGCGTAGGCAACGCAATCATGAGCACAGCCGGAAAGCTTCCCGCTGGCCCTGTTGTTAACTCTCCTGAGATCATGGCTAAGGCGGATGCTCAATTTGAAAAGCTTCAGGCTGATAGAGCTGAAGAAGCTGCAAATAAAGACAAAATGTACGCAGCAAACTTTATGGGAGCGCGACCACAGGTAGACGCGGCCACTTCACGCATTCAAGATCCTGCGGTTAGCGGCGCTCCTATGGCAGAAGTTCCACAGACTCCGGCGGTAGACCCAGCACTTATCACAGGTCAGCAAGCTCCCGTCAGTGTTGAGGGCGGCACACCTTCAGTAGATCAAGACCCGTTCTCTAGCGGTGCTCAGGCCGAGCGTGCTGCGATTAAGAAAGCCGAGCAGGTCGGGACACAGATCGCGGCGGCTCAATATGGAGCGGCTCAAGAAGTTTCTAAGATTAACGATCAACGTTTGCTTGAAATGCAGACTTTGCAACGTGAGAAAGAACAACAACTCGCTGACGCAGAAGCCAAACGCCAAGAAGCTGCAGATTCAGTGAAGGATTTTGCGTTTAAAGACTACTTTGCAGACGCTTCGACGGGCCAGAGAATTGGCACCGCGTTTGCGATTATGCTGGGCGGTCTTAGCCAAGGACTCACGGGCAACAAAGACAACCCCGCGCTACAAAGTCTTGATGCTGCCATTCAGCGTGACATAAAGCTTCAACAACTCAACTACGACAAGCTCAAAGGCGCTGCTTCAGAAGCAGACTCTACCTATGCTCGCGTTTACCGCAAGCTAGGAGACAAAGATCTAGCCGCTCAACAGACTTACATCTCTACTCTTGAGGCCGCTAAACAACGTGGCGTTGAGAAAATAGCTTCATACGGCGGGGAGCAAGCTAAGGCTAACGGTATGGCCGCCCTTGCTGCGCTTCAGACTAAGATTGATAACGCTCGGGCTGAATACGGTCTTAAGCAAGACGCGGTTATGGCTAAGAAACAAGAAGCCGCTCTTAAAGCAAATGATCGTTATGTTCCTGGGTATGGTATGGCTTACACTGCTACCGATGCTACGGCCCTAAAGCAAGCTGTTTCTGATAAGTCCAAAATGGATAGCCAGGTGGCAGAGCTTATTAACCTGCGCAAAACATACGGCGGGGAAGTCCTCAATAGAGATGCGGTCGCTAGAGCTAAGCAGCTGTCTAATGACATTTTGCTAACCTATAAAAACTTGGCAAAACTTGGAGTCCTTTCGGCAAGCGACGAATCGATTATTAACGAGATTGTTCCTAAAGACCCGCTTCAGTTTACGCCGTTCTCTTCTGTGACAGGACAAGATCCTGTCCTAACAAAGCTTGAGGCTTTCAAGAGAGATAACGATAACGACTTTAGAACCAAGTTAGAGCTTAAACTTCAGGGAGCCCCTCCGGCTGATAAATCTGGCGCAGAATTTAGAACCGTAAACGGTAAAACATATCAGAAAGTAACTGGCGGTTGGAAGTTGGTACAATGAAGGACTTTCTAACAGACGAAGATCTCGCGGTTCTTGAGGCTCAAGATCAACAGTCTAAAGATCCTAACTTTGTTTCGGATGATGATTTTGCGACTATTGAGGCCGAAGCTAAAGAATACGATAGCCCTGTCCTTGCGGGTCTAGCGGGTGCGGCGCGAGGTCTTACATTCGGTCTTTCGGATGTTGCGGGTCGCGCTGTCGGTCTTGATGACGAATTAGCAAAACTCAAAGAATACAATCCAAAGTCTAGTATCGGCGGCGAGATCACGGGGGCGATTGCTCCTGTTGTAGCTGCTACAATTCTATCAGCGGGGACGGCAACCCCTGCGGCCTTAGCTGGGCAAAGTGCAGCTCAAGGGGCGCTTCGTGCTGCTCCCTCAGTGCTTGCGGCTACGGCTGGGGAAGCTGCTGCGGCTAAACTTGGTGGAGGGTTGCTTGCTAAGGCTGCGGGGACAGCTGTTGAAGGTGCTTTGTACGGCACAGGAACAGGTATTTCTAAAGCTGCCCTAGATCAGCGCCAAGATATTGATGCGGCTGACGTTGGGGAAACCCTTGCGGCTGAGATCGGCCTTGGTGCTCTTACTGGTGGAGCGTTCTCACTTGCTGGGTCTGCAGTATCTAAGACTGCCGGAGCTATTGCAAAGGGCGCTAAGTCTGGGATCTCAAAAGCCGTCAACAAGCTTAACGGCGAGTCTTTAGAGGCAGCTGCACAGGCAAATATATCTGACGACCTTTTGCGTGATTCAATTAAGATCGGCGAGAAGAACGAAGAGGCTTTATCCGCATGGCGATCTCTCGGGGTGGCTGAAGATCAACTACCCAAAGCATCTACATATAAAGATGGCTTTGTTCGTCGTAAGGGTGAATTTTTAGTTGAGTCTGACAGCATCGCAGGACGTGCAGAAGCGGCTAAGGCTGCTCGTGGCATTAAGGTTCTTACTGATAACGCTGAGACATCAATTTTGGACGGGCATACAAACGACGCAATTATCCCTGACGCTGAGGCTATTATTGGCAAAGTCTCTAGCTTCCTTGATGACAAAGTAAAACCTTTAGAAGAAGTTTATGAATCATTAGAGCAATCTTTTGTTGGAACAGAGATTTCTGAAAAGGCTAGAAAAGCTGTTGCTAAAAACATCTTAGATCTTGAGGCTGCTAACATTATTCCAGGGTCTTCTGCTGAGTCTGCTGCTAAAAGATACGCTTCAGCTATTGAGACAAACGCAACGGACCTTAACAAACTCAAGAGAATCAGAACAGCTGTAGGCAATGACCTAGAGGCCTCTAAACGCGCTGGGGATTTCAACCTTTCGGATGCTCTCTATGAGATCAAAGACAAGCTTACGGAGATGCGTAAAACTTGGGTTAGAAAGAATATTGAGCGCACAGGCCTTGAGCGCGGAGATTCTGCAAAGCTCATTAACGAAACGCTTGAAACGGTAGCAAATGCAGACAAGGGCTACGCTCAATATAAGACTCTTGTCGGCGATGTTTCTGAGGCTTTAGGGCTTAAACGTAACTCATCACCGTCTAGAATTATCGAAGCTTTAGAAAAGAAAAACGATCAAACCGCGCTAAAAAAGCTGTTTAATATCCAAGATAAAAGATCTTTAGAGCTGATTAAAAAAGAAATGCCTGAAGTATTTGATTCGTTACAGGCTAACTTTAAAAACGATATTTATAAAAAATCTTTTGTAGTTGTTAACGGTGAATCTGTTTTTTCTCCAAAACTGTTTGCTCGTAATGTTAAAAAATTAAACCTAAATGACGACATGCTAAAGCTAGTTTTGGGAGATGCTCAAACATACAGATTTAAAACATTCGAAACCGCCGCTAACTCACTCCCTGAAAAGTTTATGAAGGGCTCAGCTCCTTGGCTGTCTATGCAAAGCGGCATCACGGCAACGGCTGTTAGAGAAGCTAGCGATTTTGCGCTTTCACGTGCTCTTGAACTTGCTCCCAGGATTCAAAAGGCCATTAAAAGCCAAGAAAACACTATTCAGACTAAGTTTCTCAACTTCTTGGATAGGTCTAGCCGAGTTATTAAACCCGCCGTCCTCCAAGGAACGCTTTCAACAAGTCAAAATGACGTGGACCGTATTGAGCGCATTGTAGATCTCTCAAACAATCCCGAGAAATTAGCCGAAATGCTTGCAGAGAATACTAGATCTATTTCTGATACTGACATGGACGTAGGAAACGAAGTCTCAGACTCAGTTATCCGCGCCGCTACGTTCCTAGCTGAGAAAGCCCCGAAGAAACCGCAGACGACTGACTTCTTTGGCGACTCTCCATTCCAACCCTCTGACGCTGAGCTGGCTAAGTTCAATCGCTACGTGAAAGCCGTAGACGCTCCCTTGTCGATTATGGATGACTTAGAGAGTGGAGTGCTTCAGCCTGAATCTGTTGACGCTGTGGCTACAGTATTCCCGCGCCTCTACAAGCGTATGGTAGACAACGCAATGAGCTACGCCGGATCAGGGAAGAAGCTTAGCTATGCCTCAAAGATGCAACTTGCAACGCTTCTCAGAATGCCAGTATCAAGCACAATGAGCCCGCAGTTTATCCAAGCCATGCAAGCCAATAACGTAGATCCGATGGTGTCCGATGCTGAGATGAAAAAAGGCAACGTGACTGGCTTAAAGGATTTAAGCGTGGCACAATCAACAAAGACGGCGGTTCAACAGAACTTAACCAGGGCCTAAAAGCCCGAGCCTACCAGGGGGGATAAATGAGAAAAAACACCAATAACCACAAGATGCTTTACGCGGCTGAATATCAGCTAGACGGCGATGAGTCCGTTGCCGATATGGCTGCGAGTTTTGCTACTGAGCCGTCACAGGTACAGTGGCAAGATAACATTGGATTTCAAATCAAGTGGGACGGGGACGCAGTAGGCGAGATCACTGTAGAGGGATCGAACAATCACGACCCCGCTAAGCATGTTCAGGGTGATTTCTACTCTCTGACTTTTGATCCTGTTCTCGCGCAGCCCGCAGGAGTTTCTGGCGGGTATCTTATCAACATCAACCAATTTCCTTTTCAATGGATTCGCGTTGCTTACGCATCGGATTCGGGTGCCGGCTCTTTTGAGTGCTGGCTCACCTCTAAGGAGATCTAATGAGTTCGTACAATTGGCCTCCTGGCGGCGGTGGCGGGGGTGGCGGTATTGTCATCCCCTTCGGTCAAGTTGGCTCTCAGGCGGTTTCCGATGCCTCCTCTACTGTAACAGTAACCTTTGATGCCCCTTTATCTTCGGTTAACTACCGAGTGAGCGGCTCTTTAGTAAATCAGGCCGATGATGTTGAAGATCTTCTCTTCCTCGGTTGGGTTGTGACCGATAAAACAACGGCGGGTTTTGTCGTGACCTTTAATGCTCCGATGAACTCGGCAAATTACACCTTTGATTATTCCGCACTAGGAGATACATGAAACGCTTAATCTTTATTGCAGGGCTTACTCTCTCGGTCTCTCTTGTAGCTCAGACTTTTGTCCAAGGTCCGGCTCTTGTTGAGGGACGAGAAATCACTGTCACGTCTGGGTCAACAAAGGTTCTAACAAAATCCTCTCAGACCTATCAGATCTTTACGGGCTCAAGCGCACACACTCTGCAGCTTCCCGATGTGACTACACTTCCTATTGGTCGTCGTGTTCAGGTTGTAAACGAGAGTACTGGAGCCATCGAGGTTGAAGACTCTGCATCTGCATCACTTGGCTTTGTTCTCCCAGGTCAGACCGGAACCTTTTATCTTAAGGATTCAAATTGGACCGTTGTTAACAACATGTCTGGGAAATGGGATATCTTGGGTAACGCCGGAACTGATGACGCTGTAAACTTTATTGGGACCACAGACACACAAGATTTTGTCATTAAGACCGACAACGCGGAAAGGCTTCGCATTCTTTCCACTGGACAGGTCGGCATCGGAAACAACGCACCGACTGACAACGGGCTTTCTGTTTATAAAAGTGTTGCTGGTGGGACGACTTGGAGCAACTTAGATTCGTCCCTTATTGTTTCTAGCTCTGGTGCAGGAAGCTATCATCAAGGGCTTTACGCCAACGTGAGGGGCAATCATCCCACCGGAACAGTCGATCTTCTTAGAAACTATCTTACGGCTGAGATGTCTGGTGATGGGGTTGTAACTGAGACCTATGGCGCTCGTGCTATCTCTCGTCTATTTGACTACAACGCAGGCGGTGGAGATGTTTCGTCTGGTACTATTACGAATGCCTACGGCCTTGAGTCTTATGTGGGTAACGTTTCCACTGGTGGCGGTATTATTAAAAATGCTACTGGCATTTATATCTCACGCGCTCACGCTACCGGAGCTGACGGTGGGGGTGGGGCTCACATCGCCACTGGTCTTAAGATTGATAACGTTGTGGCAAGTGGTGGTGACAGCAACACAGCGTGGGCGATTGATACTGCAGGATCTTCGGGCGTGGCTTCACGTTTTGGCGGTGATCTTTTGCCAAACACTGCGTTTTCACAGAGTTTAGGTTCTTACAGTTTTCCCTGGACCGTTTGGACTGGCGGCATGAGGCTGAGGGGAAACGGATTCTCTATTCTTTTTGAAACCAACAACTTGGGGTCTGACTACACATTTAGATTTCCAGACAATTACACTGCTAGCAAAGTCCTTTTGTCAGGAACAAGCGGCAACACTCAGTTTGGTAACGTAGACCTTGCATCAATGGTAACAGGAAATCTTCCTGTCACTAATTTAAACTCAGGAACAGGTGCTACTAGCTCTACATTTTGGCGCGGAGATGGGACTTGGGCAACTGCTGGTGGAGTTTCTTCTGTAGGACTTTCTGTCCCTGCAACCTCAATCTTTAGCGTTACTGGCAGCCCAGTTACAAGCTCAGGAACTATTGCCCTTGCAACGACAGGAACATCGGGCGGCATCCCTTACTTCTCGTCTACTTCTCAACTCACAAGCTCGGCTCTTTTAACTGCAAACGGCGTAGTGTACGGCGGTGGCGCAGGTGCAAGCCCTGTTGCAACGGCTGCGGGTACAACTGGCACCGTTCTCAAAGGCACTACAGGCTCAGCTCCTAGCTTTGGCGCGGTTTCTTTAACTGCAGATGTTTCTGGCGTTCTGCCTCTGGCAAACGGCGGCACAAACAAGAACTTAACTCCTGCTGCTGGCGGTGCGGTCTATACAGACGCAGACTCTATCGAGGTCACTGCGGCGGGTACGACGGGCCAGGTTCTCACAAGTCAGGGGGCGTCTGCTCCTATCTGGGCGACTCCAACAACGGCCCCGACATCAAGCGATCAACTAAGCAATGCCGGGTTTGATGCTACATCTTCAGCAAGTGCTTTTACAGGAAGACTGAGGGACGCATCGGCAGCGATCCCATCCGTAAGTTCTCCTGTATTGATTGGCTTTAGAAACGCAACGCTAACTGCGGGTCAGTATTCTCAGGTGTCTGTAACCTCTAGCCCATTCTTAACAATTCCATTAGGCGCTACACTTGGAATGGCAAACGGAGATAATGCATATCTTTACTGGTTTGCCATCAACAACGCTGGAACGGTAGAGCTTGCTGTCTCGAATGGATATATACCTGAAGAGGGCTCTACTATCTCAACAACTGTTATGGATACAGCATCTGACAGCGGGGGCGTTCTATATTCTGCAGTGGCTAGATCTAACGTAGCTTTCAGGCTCGTTGCTATGACAAGAATTTCTCAAGCTACAGCAGGAACTTGGACATCTAACCCAACTGTTATTGCTCTAGCTCCATTTACTCAGCAAGGCCAAGGCACCTACACCCCTACGCTCACAAACACGACAAACATCTCAGCGTCTACGGCTTTAGTCTTTAGATTTGAGAACCGTGGCAACCGTGTTTATGTTTGGGGCAAGGTAACAGTTGACCCGACAAGCATAGGAGACACGGTCCTTCGGATATCTCTTCCTGTTCCAAGGGCAAACTTTAGCGACGTTTCTCAAGCTCTCGGCACTGGGACCTTCTTCGGTCAAGCTGCGGGCACAGTAGAAGCTGTTTCAGGTGCTCAAACTGTGGCGCTTAGCTTTACCGCTACAACAGCAAACAATAGGGATGGTGTTGTGTCGTTCATGTACGAGTTGAATTGATGGCTCTCGTCGCGCTGATACTGGCAAGCGTAAACGAGCTAGGGTTTTGGGATCACCAAAACTCTCAGCTTGAGCTTGCTAGCAAATCGCTCGAAGTCAGAGTGACAGGCGAGGACATTTCAGAACTCTCGATGCTTTATCTAAGGCAATGTGTGAAGACGAGCATTCGTCCAGGGGTCTTTCGTCGTAGTCCCGGATCTGACATGGCAAACAGTCACGATAATATCGTATTTGGTGTAGCGGTCTCCTCGATGCTTCACGATAACGGCGCAGTGGCTAGGCAGATTCTAAAGTCTGGACCTCTTTATATCTCGGGCGTAAACGAACACGGTCATATCATTGACTGGGAGTGGTTCATGCTCATGCGCCCTGACTATCGCGGCTTCCTAAAGGTAATGGCAGGCATCAAGCCCCATTGGTGGGAAGACAAGGCAATGCGCCTCAACATGCTTTACTCCAAGGCATTTAACATAAAGCGCGTGCAGATCATGGCGCTCTATGCGGCAGGTTACTATCACCGGGACATGGAGACGGCGATCATGCGTTTAGGGGAAAAATACAAAGGACGCTATCTAGCTGACCGAAAGAATCCCACGCTTCCGATCTATAAGGCGGCATGGGCAGCAAACGAAGGAAAGTTTAGATGAAATGGATTGCTAAACAGCTAGCTAGGGTCACTGACGACGTTGTGCTTATTGGCGTCCGAGGCATGTATTCAGATAAGAACAAGCGAGGCATCTATGATGATGCTCTTATCTGGTGCCAAAAAAGCACCGGGCTCATCGCTACCTATACAGCAAATGTTGATCCCTCGGGTTATCGTAAAGGAGTGGGCAAAGGCCACAGAAAAGGGATGGCATCGCTTAAGAATGGAATATGGAGCTACAAGCCTGGACCACATCCTCTTGTTGGCGGCTATCCTGCTTTTCGTCAAGCTGCTGAAGTCATCGTGATTCGCGACGGCGATCCTCCATATGAGGACCGTGGATTTCATGGGATAAACGTCCACTCTGGTTCACGCAACGGAAGCACATCATCGTTGGGGTGCCAGACAGTGAAACATGCCGAGTGGCTGGACTTCCAAAAACTGGGTTATTCTTTGTTAGCCCAGTCCAAACAAAAGACTTTCTCATATATACTGATATCGAAGGAAGACATCGCATGAAGTTTATCTATTCAGTTTTAGCACTAAGTATGCTTAATGCTTGCGATATACCTATTCAAATTGAGCCTATCAAACCCTACGCATCATGGCCTAATCAAGCTTGGGCAGAGCACGCAGAACGCCAAGTCGTTGAGCTTGGCCTAAACCAGCTCACACTATCCGACGCTAAAGACTTCTGCCCGAACGGTTTAACGACTCGCAACTGGGTCCACCTGTTTGCGGCAATGATTAAATACGAATCCAACTTCAATCCGAAGTCAGAATATAAAGAATCATTCGGCCCTATTTCTACGGGACTCTTCCAGGTGTCGCTTTCGTCCTCGCAGCAGGCTCGCTATTCATGCGGCTTTAAGGTGCAATCAGACATCCACGATCCTCTAAGAAACATCACTTGCGGGGCCAAGATCATCAAGGCTCTATCGCTTGAAGACGGTCGTCTAGCTGGAAAGGTTAGCGGAAAGTGGAAGGGGGCAGCACGCTATTTTTCAGTCCTGCGCGTGGACACAAAGTCTAAAAAATGGCTCAAACAGTGGTGTGAGTAAATGCTGACCATTGAAGTACTATCAATCATCATGCAGGGATTTATCGGGTTCCTGCTTGCTTATTTTGCTTATGACTTCCTTACAGAATTTAAGGAACTCCGCAAAAGTGTAAACGCCCTTAACTCGTCGATGACTCTTGTGGTGAGTCGTCTTGAGCACGTTGAAAACGATCACGGCAAACGGTTAGACAGGCTTGAGTCTGAGGTCTTGTGAGAATCAAAGCGCCCGAAGGTTGGGACATGGAAATCTGGCGCGAGATGCGCGAGACGGGTCTTGATTGTCTCCTGGTGCACGAGTCTCCAGACTTTGAGTTAGTTATTGAATCCCGCACCTACGATAAGGGAATCCGAAGCACAGGGCCCGATAAAGAGTTTCTCAAGATTATGCACTCCAATTGCATAAAAGGACTTACGGAACCTAACCCCGAGTGGACGGGCGATCACTGTGGAAAGCCGATGTTCACAAAGCCTAAAGACATGGGCTATGAAGTGACCGGGAAACACACCGTAACAACTGTTAACCTCGGCACTCTCAAAGAAGCGCAGCGTCTAGGAAGATGCCGCGCAAAGCTTGTGCGCTCTATTGTTCATGCTGTGGTTGGTATATCTTTATTGAGAAAACAGTTACTATAAAAATGGGGAGATAATTTACATGGCATGGCTTTATAGCATTTTGGAATTTTTGCAATCTAATCTGATTGCCGTTATCGGCGGCTTTCTTTACATGACAATTGAATACTGGTTGGGCGCCACTAGCTTGGTTAAACCCGGCTCTGTCCTCGCCGTCATCCTCGAGGGCATCAAGAAGGCTCTTGAGCTTTTGAAGATCAAAAAGCCCGAGGCTAAGTAAATGTTTGCGTGGCTCGGCAGTATTTTTGCCGGGCCAGTAGTCAAGGCAGTCTTTGACTTGCTGGCCGATTACATCTCACACATCTGGGAGATCTTCGAAATCAACAAAGCTAAGGGCCGTCAAAACGACGCGGCTAAAGCTATTGAAGATGGCGACAACGAATCTCTAGAAAAGATCATTGGCGACTCTGATGCGGGTAAGCCTTCGGGTCGTGGCGAGACTCGCCCTAGGAGACTGAAGAAATGAAACTTATTGCGCTTCTGCTAGTTCTCGTAGCTTGCGACCCAGCCACTCAGATCAAGGCTAAAATGTGGATGGGCGGTAATGGTGAGATCTACCGCAACGTCACGACAGTAGATGGACACCCAGCCGAAGAGTTCATCCTGGCAAACGATCCTAAGTTTGAAGAGTTCCGGTGCTGGCATAAGTCAGACGCTGCGGCCTTAATTCGGGAAGCCCTAAAACGCTGTAAGAAATGATCACCATAGAAATCCCTGCGCTTGCTTGCTCAGCTAATGCGGCGTGGAGAACGTTCAAGGGACGAGTGATCACGTCGGTCGAGTATAAGAATTGGCTCGTGCTCGCTAAGCACTACATTCCGAAGAACATCCCCGATCTTAGTCTCTGCACGCTCTCAGTTGAGATCTCCCTGCACTCGAATTGGTTTACGCAAAAGGGAGATATCCGCAAGAAAGACGCCGATAACTACGTAAAGACAACTTTAGATTCTGTCTTCAAGCATCTCGGAGTAGACGACTCGCATATCTTCTCGCTGAATGTCACAAAGGTTCAAGCCGTAACCGAAAAGACAGTTATAGCTATCTTTGACGTTGGAAAAAGCTAGTTTAAACTATCCTTATGGGGACGGCGCTTTGTGCTTACGAGTGGAACGACTACGTATCAAGCGAAGACGCTTTTGATATCGTCGTTAAGAGATCTCCTCAGAAAAAGACCTACTACATAGTATTACTGCATGACTGCATTACGATATTCCACGCGCATCATTGGGATGAGGTCATGAGGGTCTGGGCTAAGCGCGACGTCTTAAGTGAAACGACGACGCTATCATCTGACTCATAAGCTCAACAACTTGCTCCTCAAGATCGGGGCTCCATAGAGTCGTGTAGCGCAGCCCAGACGATGCAAACTCAGCGTGTGCCATCTCGTGGATAAGCGTATCGAGCGCACCTGCCACTGAATCAGCAACGACATAAATTCTTTTAGCTCCAGGGTCACAGAGTCCACAAATGCCCTTGCCATGCCAAACTAGCTCAGAGCACCATGTCACTTTGTAGTCATGGCGCGAGATTCTAACCTTAGATCCATACGCTTTATTCAGGCGCTGCTTAAGCTTTAAAGAGACATGGCGAAACTTCAATTCGTCTTTCATGGCTACCTCATCGGGATGAAATGGGCGTCACGTCCTGCGTGTACAATGCCAGAACCAAGACACGCTTTAGCTGGATAAATGTGGCCGTATTTAAATGCCAGTGCTTCGGGATCAATAAGCGCACCCGCGTTCATCCCAAAGATTTCTTTGAATGCGTCTGTGCTGTAAAGCACTTGGGCCGACTGGTGAACGTGCCCGTGCACTGTGCTCATCTTGTTTGCGTTCATCCAATTTCTAGTTGCGCTTGCTGAAGAGAACGGATCTCCGTGCAAGTAGCAGACGTTTTGGATAACGATACGCTGAGCCCACGTCCATGTTGGCGGGGCTTCGAGTAGCTCGTGGTAACTCTTCATTGCGCGTGAAGGGATTCCTGCGGCGTATGCAACCCTATAGAAGCGCGAACCGTGGTTCGAAAAATTTACCAACACTTCAGGGAAGATCTCGTAGAGTTCTTTGAGTCCCTCTAGTGC